CGCTACATTATCGATCTTTTCATCGTATCGTTTCTTCAGAAGCTTACGATTTCCATTAGTGTCTTCTAGAGTAATACAATTACCCATTGCAAATTCCATTAATTTTTCATCGAATAGTAGCATTCTCTCTCCAGCCAGATGTTTTAGTTCGCCAAGGGGAACCGATTCGGTTCTAGCACCTTGAATAACTTTTTCGATTCCAAAAGGACTGTTTTCTTTTTCCCATCGTTCGACAAATGCTTTAGCATTGTATGGGTCAAATCCAAAACATCGCACATCGTAATCTGACTCGATGATATGATTGTCAAGGTCGTCATAAACTTCCATCATATCAAGGATTGTTCCTTCCATAACGATCAATGAGCCTTCTTGCATGAATTGTTCATACTTAAGTCTCATTGCTGCGGGCAATTTATTCAAAGTTAACGAAGTTATATAGCTTCGAACTTTTACTCCAAAGCCCCCATTTTGGAGTGGGAACAAGAATGTAAATGCGCAGAAGTCATCGCCTTGTGATAAATCCGCGCCAAGTGAACAAGGCATACCCCAATAATCACGCTTGCGGTGTACCTGTGTTTCTTCATACGTAAAGAAGTATGTGTATCCTTCCATAGGTATTCCAAATCGTTTAGCGAGTATATCATTCCTTGCTGCCGGGGCTTTCTCAGCTCTGTCGACATCTAATTGATATGTCTCGTATGTTACGGTTTTACCTAAGTTCGGGTTTGCTTTGAGCCACATAGCAGGATCATTCACTTCTTCTATAGAGTCCAGTTTGTACCACCATATAGAAACATGCGGGGCTATGTAATCGCCCTTTAGAATGTCCGTAAGCTCAAGTTTTATAGTATCTCCGGATCCATTTCTAACAGTTCCTTCAGAACTTACAGCAAGGATTAAATAATCGTCATTTTTACTAGCACCCTGTTCAATAGCACCAACAACATCTTCTCGAATATCGCCAGAAAGCCATTCATCAACAGATGCAACTCGGTCTTTTCGACCCTGAATCTTATCAATTGACATTGGAATGACTTCTAATAGCGAATTCGTTAAGAAGTTTTGGATACCTTTCTTTGTTGATGCCAGTTTCATGCGATTAGCAATTGATCCTGTTGTATTTTGCAAGGAACCATTAGTAAGGAATTGGAACAAGGGCCCGCGAGCTCTTGTTATAGATGTTCTGATAGGTGACATTACCTCCTCAGCTTGGTGCATTGTTGGTGCACATGTCATCTGTTGTGTTGTCGATGTATCGACATTTAAGAAATAACTCTGTATACAAGATATATACATAGATTTTGCAGCACCTCGTGCTACGATGAGGTATTGCTTTGTTATGAGTCTTTTCTTAATTGTTTTGGTCACGTATTTTCCGCCATGACCTCTTTTGTTTGGTTCGTAAACGCTTCGTTCTACGAAGTAATACCAACCGAAGATCTGTTCGGCCCATAGTTTGAAGCTGTCTAACAGAATCATATCTGAACCGTCTGTTAGAGTTAACTCATTTTCGCAATAAGCGATAAATCCATTAATAGCTTCACTATCATAATATATACCCGGGTTGGCTATCAGATCATCGATCCTGTTCATCTCCATTGAGATTTCCCTGTTGACCGGTATCTCCCCTCGTATAACAGCATCACGGAACTTTCCATAATAGTAAGGCGTTGCCGTGTTAGATAGTGCCATTAATTACTCCTTTAAACTTTAGCACGTGCGGAATTGAACGCTGAGATAAGATCTCCGATTTCTTTCCTATAGCGTGCTTCTGTGATGATGCCATTCTTGTACATTGATGCGAGTGTTCCAGAAGCTTCATTATACTTCTGATTCAACTGAGACATAGAATGTACGTTGTTGAATGCATAATTTGTCTTCGGAATTGCCCTTGCCTCAGCTTCTTCTTTGGCACGTTTTTCCTGATATCGGGCGTCCTCATTGTATTCTTCGACGATTTTCTGTCTCTGTTTCTCAACCCATCTATCAACAGCTTCGTCCGATTGTCTTTTCTCAGTAACCTGATTTTCCGATTTCTTGGTATTATCCTTGAAATCGTTTTCCTTCTTTTGATTCTGCTGATTATTCTGGTTGTTTGAGTTGTCCTGATTACCGCCTTTATTTTTCTTCTTATTGTTGCCCTGTTCTTTATACTGATGTTCGGTAACTTCCTTACCTCTGTCTGTATATACTTCGCTCTTCTCATAAGCCAGTTTGCCTTCATGATCGTAGGTCTTTGTATATACATCGTTCTTATGAGCATCACGTTCTTTCTGATTAGCTTTCTCAAGCGCATCAGCAGCATTCTTACGTTTCTGTTCATCAGTATAAGTTGTTGTGGTCTTTGTATTACCATTGGCATCTGTAACGACTTTATTGATAGTGCCCTTAGTCTCGTCAATTGTCTCATTAACGGTTACTTTAGGTTTAGAATTCTTCTCCCCGATTATGGGTAATTCGTTATCAGTAAATGCGTTAACAACTTTAGCAACTGAGTTGTATACTCTGCTTCCTTTATCAATAAGATCAGCGCCTTTACCAGCAACGTTGATTGCCACATCCATCTTGGCGGCAAGCTCTTTTGCTTTACGCTGACCATTCTCAAAGTTTCTCTCATTGATAAGATCATCAACCTGTTTATTTGCTTTATATCTATCTTCGAGCTGTTTCATTTCCTCATTTGAGAAATTGTCTTTATTCTTCTGCAGATAGTCGAGATCGCCTTTCTTCATAGCGTTCTCTTTTTCATCGGTCTGCTGTTTCTCAACGGCTTTCTTCTCACGAAGCTTTGCCAAACGAGCTGTAGCAGCTTCTCTCTGCTTACGATGTTTCTTTTCGAGCTTCTTAGTCTCTTTTTTTACGGTACGTCCAATTGAACGATCGCTTGAACCTGAATTTACCTTACCCATGATTCTATCGATCGATTCTTTTGAATATCCGGACTTCTTAAGATGATCACGATAAGCATCGATCGGATACCATGGAGCTGATCTCTCGCCCCACTGCTGACCCTTGACGCCATGATGGCATAACACAAGTTCATAATTAGCCATTGTTAGCCTCCTTATCTCCAGGATCAACCTGAACGCTCAATCTCCACTCAAGTTCTTTTACCTGATTTTCTATTGCTGTATTCAAAGCACCGGATGTTCCGGGATCGAATATTTGTTTTACTTTCAAGTAAATATAAGTCTTAACCATTTCAAGTTTTCGCATGTCAGAAATGTAATCCTGCCATGTTGCGGACTCGTCGGTTATATAGAAACCCTCTTCAGGGCCAACACCAATCTGATTCAATATGTTGAATACCATATTGATGTGAATTATGACATCTGTGTCAAAAGCTTCATATCCCTCGGAGAATCCAAGCATTTTTTTAATAGTCAATAATATACTATCCATGCTGCTTCCTCCTTATCTTGAATAATTCTGTTAATGGGGTATTCATGAACTTTCCGAATTTCGTACTGTCATACCAGTCGCTGTATTTTTCATATGCAACATCGAGACCATTTCTTCCAGTTTCTTCGTACCCACGTCCAGCATGTCCACTACGTTCGTCGTCTTCGTCTTCTGTTTCTTTATCCCCATACACATAGTATGTTTTTCCCGAAGCACTAGTTCGTTTTTCAGTGTATGCATGATCGTCTTTTGACCATGATGTTCCTTTTGCGGAATGAATTAAATATAAGTTACTCATCTTCTTCACCATTCCTTCCGGAATACAGTTGCATTGCAGAGATTGCGTTGGCATACAGTTCTTCAACACGCTTGGTTGATTGTAAAGCTTCTGTCTTGGCAATCAAAAGCTCTTTTTCTAATGCCAGTTTCTCCTGTTCAAGTTTTTCTTTTTGGGTAGCTAGCTTCAAATAGTGAACAATCACCGCTGAAGAAGCTGTTCCCTCTCTTAATTGTTTCTCCGCAAGATCAACCGCGGCATTAATCATCTGATTCTGTCTTGCTTCAGGTGATTCTGCCGGCCTAGTCATAGGTTTTACATCTTGGGAGGTGACTTTTACTTTTCCCATGATGAGAACCTCCTAACTCTTTATGAGAATTGTATGTGTTTCGGATACTATTCACAGAGATATGTTCCACTTTTATACCAGTTTCGTAGCCATCGAAAGGAGAGTGGAAACTATGTCCAACTCAACTGAAGTAAAACATACCCCTGGGAATAGTATCCAAGGTTTGGAATTCAAAAATATAATTTGCCCCCGGGGAAAATTCAAGGACCGGCGCGCGGATCGTAAT